ACCAGTTTATAAGTATGAGTTAAATGGAGTTTCTTTGAGAAGAATTAATAAAACTCATAACCTATCAGATATAACTACAGCAAATTCAATTACTTTTGATTCTTATACAATCAAATTGGATACATCAGCAAATACTGGAATAGCAAGAAGTACATCATCTGGGCATCCAACTCTTTACTTAAATCAAACAAAATCAGCAGGTGGGTATAATATAAAGGCATCTCAAAATATGCCCTTTGAAATCATTACTCCAATGGTGCAAAACGTTACTGTGACCGGAACTTCACTCAGTTCAGAAATCAGAACAATATCTGCATCCAGTATTAGTGGAAATGAAATTCCATTTATTGATACTGGATTCGATAATATTACATTAAATCAAGTAAATTATCTTGATAGTCCAAGAATGATTGCATCTAAAGTGAATGAGACTCAATACCTCTCTACACTTCCAGGCAATAAGTCAATGAATTTGAGAGTGTTCTTAAACACACTTGATAGTAGATTAAGTCCAGTTATTGATACTCAAAGAGTAAGTGTAATATTAACTTCAAATCGAGTTAATAGTGTGATTACAAATTATGCTGACGATTCAAGAGTCAATAGTATTTTTAGTGATCCAACAGCATTCCAATATCTTTCAAAAGAAATTACTCTTGAAAATCCAGGAACATCGATTAAAATATTACTTAGTGCATATAACAATCTTTATTCTGATATTCGTGCATTTTATGCAATCAGTGAAAATCAAAACTTCAATCCAATTTTTGTTCCATTTCCTGGATACGAAAATCTTAATAGTAGAGGACAAATAATCGATATTCAAAATAATAATGGTCATCCAGATTCTTTTGTTCCATTAACATCAAATACTGGATTTTCACCGACTGATGTTTCATTTGCCGAATATACATTTACTGCAGATCAATTACCAGCATTTAGATCTTATCGGATCAAAATTATTATGACTTCTACAAGTCAGGTATATGTTCCGAGACTAAAAGATTTGAGAGTAATTGCACTAGCATAATATGGAATATTCAAAAGTTGAAGGACATTCTCACCTTTTACGAGATTCTAAAACAAACTCGATTATTAATACAAATACTGTAGAGTATCAAGAATATTTAAATAGACGTAGTATAAAAACAGATGAAAATCAAAAAGTACAAACTATAGAAGAAGAGGTTTATAATATTAAAAATGATATCAGTGAAATTAAATCACTTTTAAAAGAACTCTTAAAGCAATAATCTTTATTAAATCATAAATATTTTAAAGGAAGCAAATAAATGGCACAACCAACTACTCGACAAGAACTTATAGATTATTGTAAAAGAAAGTTGGGAGCACCAGTGCTTGAAATTAATGTTGCAGACGAACAAATTGATGATTTAGTAGATGATGCAATACAACTATTTCAAGAACGTCATTTTGATGGAGTTTACCCTACTTTTTACAAATATAAAATAACTCAAAATGATATAGACAGAGGTAGGTCACCTGGAAATAATTCTGTTGTTGGACTTGTAACTACTACAGTAACAACAAATATTGTAGGTACTGCAACGACTTTTAGTTATACAGAAAATAGTAATTATTTACAAGTACCGCCAAATATAATTGGAGTGAATAAAATATTCCAATTTGATGGTAATAATGCTATTACTAATAATATGTTCAGTATAAAATATCAATTATTTCTAAATGATGTATATTCTTTTGGAGCTCTTGAAATATTAAGTTATGCAATGGTTAAAACATATTTGGAAGATTTAGATTTTTTATTGAACACTCAAAAACAAATAAGATTTAATAAAAGACAAGATAGATTATATTTAGATATTGATTGGAGTAGTATTTCTGTAGGAACTTACATTATTATTGATTGTTATTCAACTTTAGACCCAAATGATTATGTAAGAATTTATAATGATTCTTTTTTAAAACCATACTTAACATCATTAATCAAACGTCAATGGGGCCAAAATTTAATTAAATTTCAAGGAGTAAAACTTCCTGGTGGAATAGAACTAAATGGGAGACAAATATATGATGATGGTCAAAAAGAAATTGATGCGTTAATGGAAAAAATGTCAAATACTTATGAACTTCCTCCTTTTGATATGATAGGATAATGTTAAATCCATTTTTTCTTCAGGGGTCAAATAATGAACAAAATCTTGTTCAAGATTTAATTAATGAACAGTTGAGAATGTATGGTGTTGAAGTTTACTACTTACCAAGAACATACATCACAGAAAAAACTATTATAAAGGAAGTAATCGAATCAGAATTTGTTGATGCATATCCATTAGAAGCATATATTGAAAATTATGAGGGATATGAGGGAAACACAACTATATTATCAAAATTTGGAATTCAATCGTCACAGGAAATAAGTTTAATCATATCACAAGAAAGGTTTGAAACTTATATCACACCTCTAATCAAAAATAAATCAAACATAAAATTATCAACAAGACCAAAGGAAGGTGATTTAGTATATTTTCCTTTGGGCAATAGATTATTTGAAATAAAGTTTGTAGAGCACGAAAAACCTTTTTATCAACTTCAAAAAAATTATGTATATTTATTAAAATGTGAATTGTTTAGGTATGAGGATGAAGTTATTGATACTAATATTGATGAAATTGATAATATTTTAATTGGTGAAGATGGTGGAACTTCAGAAGATGGAATTAATACTGTTTTAGGGCAAACTCAAACTCTTACTTTAGTTGGAGTTGGGATAACAGCAACTGCTGTTGTTGGTATAGTTACTTTTGGTGGAATTAGATTTATTACTGTTTCAAATAGAGGTGGTGGTTACACATCAACACCAATTGTTGGAATATCGTCTGCACCATCAAGTGGAAGAACTGGAATTGCCACTGCTACTATGATAGGTGGTATTGTAGTTTGTAATGATAATGTAAACACAAATGCTCAATCTGTACAAAGTGTCCAAATTATAAATCCTGGTTTAGGGTATACTAGTGCTCCTGGAGTTAGATTTATAGGTGGTGGAGGGTCTGGGGCAGCAGCAACGGCCACAATTGGTGATAACATTATTGGTATTGTGACAGTTACAAGTGGTGGTTCTGGTTACTCAACATCACCAACAATAACATTTACAAATCAAATATTTAATATTGGAGTTTCTACTGTTTCTGCTGCTGCGACTGCAATAGTAAGTGCAGCAGGAACTATTACTGCAATTAGAATTACAAATGCAGGTTTGGGGTATAGTGTTGCACCATCAATATCAATTAGTCAACCATCAATGACATCATCTGGAACTTTCATATTTAATGAAACAGTAACAGGTTCTTCTAGTGGAACTACTGCAAAAGTAAGAACTTGGAGTTCTATAACAAATGTTTTAGAAGTTTCCAATGTTTCTGGTGCATTTGTAATTGGAGAAAATATTGTTGGAACAGCATCAAGTGCATCTCATCAATTAAGGAATATTGATTTAAATCCAAATAATGATGGGTTTGCAGATAATTCTTCAATTGAAACAGAAGCAGATTCAATCATTGATTTTAGTGAAAAGAATCCATTTGGTACCCCATAAATAATATTTGCAATAATTATAATGGTTAAATAGTAGTATAATAGGTACTTATTATGTTTGAATATTTTTACAACGAAATTTTAAGAAAAACTATCATATCTTTTGGAACTCTGTTTAATAATATCTCTATTAAACATACAAACTCTTCAGATGATGTAGTTAGTGTTATAAAAGTTCCATTTGCATATGGACCTACACAAAAGTTTCTTGCAAGATTAAATCAGTCACCAGATTTGAATAAATCTACGGCTATTACTTTACCTAGAATGTCTTTTGAATTTACTGGTTTAACTTATGATCCGTCTAGAAAATTAACTACGACTCAAACATTTATTGCAAAAGATCCAGATACTGGTATTGAAACAAAAAAAATGTATATGCCAGTTCCATATAATATGCAATTTGAATTGTCAATTATGTCAAAACTAAATGATGATGCATTACAAATTGTCGAACAAATTTTACCATATTTTCAACCAGCATATAATTTAACAGTTTCTTTAGTAGAGTCTATTCAAGAAAAAAGAGATATACCTATTATTTTAGAAAATGTGACTATGCAAGATGATTATGAAGGTGATTTTTCTACAAGAAGAGTTTTATTATATACTTTGAGATTTACAGCAAAAACTTATCTGTTTGGACCTGTTTCTAGTGTAAGCAAGGATATTATTAAATCCTCAAAAATCAGTTATCTTACAGGTACAGATACTAATAATACTACAAGAGAAGTTGTTTATACTGCAACACCAAGAGCAATAAAAAATTACACAGGTATTGTTCTTACGACAGTAGCAAAAGATTTTTCAGTATCAGAAATATTGGTAAATGTTGAAGATGCAAGTGGAATTACAGTTGGAACATATTTGGAAATTGAAGGTGAAGAATTATTTGTAAAATCTAAAATTGGTAATGTATTAACTGTGGAAAGAGGAAGAGATGGTACTACAATTACATCACATTTAAGGGGAGAAGAAATTAAATCAATTACACAATCTGATAATTTACTAATAGAAGATGGTGATAATTTTGGATTTAATGGTTCTACACAATAGAAAATGACAAAAA